TATGCAAAGCCGGATATACAATCCTGCGTCGCCATGATTACCCCCAGCCGCATATCACTTTTAAAAGCGATATAAATCCGGATAGCTGGAAAAGGTATGGGGACAATTATCCTTCAAAAGCGGAAAGAGACCGGGCAATGAAACGTTTGCTAACAGATGATAAAATAGTAGAAGATTAAATTGGATATGAAAAAAGATAACACCTTAGAGTATCTACTGATTCTATATTTAATATCAGTAATAGGTATATTTACCTCCTTATGGGTTTTGGCTTATTGTGGAGTTTTAAAATAAAGGGATAACAGCCGGGAAAGATCGGCTTTTGATAATATTAATAGAGAAATGAGTGAAACAATACAATTAACTCCCGGTCATGTAGCTGCCTACAAGGAACTATTGACTAACCCAAAGAAGAACGGATTTGATTTTCGTCCGATAACCGAATGTTTCAGACAGATTGAAACGGTAACTCCTAAGCATGAGTTATTTAACGTGTACGTTGAATATTTACAGAAGCCTTTGCCAAAGGTGATGTTCTACATTATTATGGACGAACTTTACGGACACTTGACAGGGCGGGCTATTAATGCGGAAGGTGAGCCGGGTTATTTAGGGTATAAACTGGAATTTATAAATGCGTAAAAAATTAGATATGAAGAAAATACTAATAGCATCCTGTACCCACCCGCAATACGGGGATGTATATGTAGGTTTTCAGAATCGCGATGAACTCTTTGTAAAACAAGGGTTCTACAAGATGCAAGGAAACGACTTGGAAGATTTATCCAATTTCATTCCTCCCGCCTGCACGTGCATCCATTTTGCGGATAAAGATGTACAAGAGTATTGTAATTAATAACAAATCAGATATGAGCTTTATAACAAGACAAAAAAATGGGCTTTTATGCCGATTTTCAACGGTGATAGATACTGTTACTGACTACAATATGACAGATGAAGAATATATTGAAATGTGTGCCCAAAAGGCAAGGGAGAAAGCTCAAGAAACATTAAAACATTCTCTCCGTCCGTTTGAAGAGGTAAAAGCATCTTTTGCGCCTACCAATATGAGTCGTAGTGAGTTCAACAGGATTTTAAGATTAATGGAAAAAGAAATAAAATCATAACTAAAAAAATGAAGCGATTTAATACTCAAACAAGGTTTGTTCCTCTAAAGATAGACAAGGACTTTAATGTGGAACATATTCAATCAAAAGATGGAAAAATAAAAGACTTTAGAACGCGCAAAGCAGTTGAGAAGTATTGCAAGGAAAATCATTGTATTTATTGTGAAGAAAAATACATATTCTACAAATGATTATCTATTCAAAAAAAGCCGCGCAAGAAAAAAATCTTTGCGCGGCTAAACTTTATAGTCTCAAATTACAGCAGTCGTTCGGGCTGTAGTTTACATTCTCCTTCCAGTACTGAAAATGACTATCCACGTCTTCACAAACTGAAATCTCCCTGAATCCTGAAATCTTATTTAGATATTCGATTTTTCGCTCCAGCTGCAAATGATTATACCCGGCATGCTTCAGGGTGTATTCGGAATAGTCAATATCAAACCATTGCTTCACCCATGTGTTTACCCGCAAGAACTCCACTAGAATCTTATCACATTTGATACTATTCAGAACCTTAAAATCAATAAATTGAGGGATAAATGGGGATAACCTGACAGACACATCAAACCCTTGCTCCTGCAGCTTCTCAATAGCTTTAATCCGTGCAGATGGTAGACACGCCTTTTCAAATGTACGTGAAAGTGTGTCATCCGTAGAAGTCACAGATATTTGTATATGTGCCAGTTTTCTATCCATCAACCGGATATATCTGTCATCTGCCACCATTGAGGACTTTGTCACGATAAGGTAATGTACCCCTTGTCGGTTCAGGTTCTGAATTGCTTTATAGGTTTCCCTGTAAACAGCCTCACAAGGTTGGAAACAGTCAGTCATTCCACCCAAACGCACAACTGTTCCCCGCTCTAATTTACAGATTTTCCTCTCTACCTTGTCCGTTCGGGAAACGGACGGGTTATCAGGATGCCACAATCCCCTGAAATTAAGAAGCGACTTTGCATAGCAATAAGAACAGTCGTGAAAGCATCCACAGCCATAAAGGTCTAAACGTGTCGGATAATTACATTTATTCCCTTCATTTCCGGAGACGGTCTTATAAAAGGACTTAAACTCTGGTGCTTGCGTGGATGTAGTCACCCATTGTGGTGCATTTACTGTATATCTGGCAGTTGTGCTTGTAATTTCCTCTTTTAACATACTCATACTCTTTTTGGATGAATGTTTATAACCGCTTGTCATAGCTTGAATAGCTTTCCACCTGCGGTATTTTTCGTATATATCCCATTTGAATGTTGTCCAAGCAACGTACCAGTGTCCTTTCCATAGCGGGCAGAATATCACGTTCGTAAAAATCACGCGGGCGGGCTGAATAGTCTATTTTGATTATTTCCTGTTCGCATATATCACCCGTGTCAAGTCCGTTATCCGCCCAAAACCATGTGGCAGCAGTGATTGGCTCTTGCCGTTTGTAAGCCCATTTGATTGAAGACGCGCCACGTCCATACGGCAGTGGTGACGGATGAAATATCAATGTCCCGTAAAGCGGTTCTTTCAACACTTCCACCGACACCTTTTCCGTCAGAAGCGGGGCAATGGCTAGATCATACACTCCGGTGCTTTCGTTCCAAACACGGTAACCTTTCTCGCGTACACAGGCTTCCGCTATTTTGTAAGCCTGTGAGTCCTTATTTCCTAATATCTTGATGATCATATTCCCCAATATATTTAAATGCCTGTACTGCCCTGAAATGACCTCCGTATCCGGTAGAACATTTAGTAGATTTTCCTTTTCCCTGCATGGACTTTGCCATCGAACTTGCGCTTCTCGCCTTATTCGAACCATAAAGGCTGGCTCCTGTTTGCACCCATTTCTTTGAGTGCCGTAAAGCTCCGCATAACTGGGGATGTGAAGTATGGAAAAATACAGGTAGTTTTTTCCCACAACGTCCGTTCCCCTTCAGATGATATTCGCATACTGCAGCTAAAAATTTAGTGCCAACTCCGATGCCTTGCCATTCCGGCATGACTACCAAACGCGTCGAGCGATACGCTCCAGCTGTGAAAAGGGGGGCTACTGCCAAATGGCATACGGGCTCGTTCCCAATGAATCCCACGAAGTATTCCGCAGCAACGGGCAACGGCAAGTCTAAATAATAATGCTGTTTAAACAGTCTTGGGAATACAGTTCCCCTGACCTTATAAATTTGAAGCTCGAGTTTTGGACGTTGCCGAAGACAGTCACGCTCGTAAAAGCGTGCCTCCGCAGTATCGTACACCCAATCCGGCTGCAACCATTCAATAATATCATAATGACAGGACAGAAGGACAATCTTACCTTTGCCACGTCTCCAAGTTTTAGAGAATGCTGCCGCACCCACTTTCGCGATCTGACGGTCAATCACGGACGTAAATTCATCAACGACGGCATGCTCCGGACGTTCGCAAGCCAAACGGGCTAAACCAGCGCGAAATTTCTCACCGTTCGACAGCACATTGAAGGGGCGTAGCCATGCCGGAACGTCACCCAAACCTACAGCCGAAAGCATTCCGGTGACCGTATTAAAATCCCCGTCCGGAGCGATGCAGTCAATAATAGGTTTATTGCTGTCCCAACCGGAATAAAGGTCATAAATCGGCTCGTTAAAGATTTTGCTTCCGATACTGGTTTTTCCACTTCCTGAAGGTCCGACAATCAAACCTATTTGCCATTCCTTACCCTCGATGGGCAATTCAGCCACCTTTTCCCAATCGCAGCCTTTTTCCGCATTGAAAAGGCTTTTTACCCTTGCAGCGCGATAGCTGTCAAAATCGCTGCAATGGTGTCGTACTTCTACTCTCATACACTTACTATCTTTAAAGTTAAACCTTCAGCTTTCAGGCGTTCATAAATAGCCTGCTGTTCCTTTTCATCTGTGCAAATGACGATAACGCCATATTGCGGTTTATACGTATATTTTCCCATAACTAATAATTTTGAGTTCGGGACAAAAGTACTCCGGGGCTGTCAATCCGGCACGATACATGAAGTTGTTTACACTGCAAACGTTTTGCAGTCGCTTTGGAAACGCTTGATAAGACTATACACCTTTCTCTCACTGACAAGGTACTTGTCAGATAATGCCGCGACTATATAAGACACTTTCTCACCATGTCCCAACAGTTTCATATAATCCGCATACAGATCGATATAGCGACAATCTTCAAGCCGTATTCCGGCATCCTGTATTTTTTTCAAGAGCTCCCGATTAAAGTTTAATATCTCTATGACTTTCATAATACAAATTTGATTATCTTTGCAATGCCAATCACATAAAGCAAAAATGCGAGTAGACGCAGCAAGGGTCTTTGCCCCCGGCTGTGCGTCTGCTCGCATTTTGTTAGTATGTGATTGGCGTCTTTACTAACAGGCTGGGGGCTTTTTATAGCCTTTTCCCCCGCAGGCTTATATTCAATTTTGACAAATCACTGGAAATCCGTATATTTGCGCTATAATAATGCTTTCTTATGCGGAATCCTGAAATGACCAAAATACGTGACCGGAAGATGGTAGAAACGTTCTATCATCTCTATGATAAAAAGCGCATCCGTTTGGAGGATGTTCTTTTGCGTATGAGTCATGACCTGTTCTTTCTTGATCAGAACTACATCTACAAACGGATTTTTTATATATCGGAGAATTTATCATATTACGAACAATTAAAAGAGGGCAAAAAGCCCGATTCAAAAAAGAACGATACAAATCAACTTAGTCTTGGTTTTTAACCGTTGCATCATAGATGATACAGCGGTTCTTCGTCTTCCGTTTTCTCCGGTAAGTCCCCATTGCTAATTTTCATTTCACGGTCTTTCATGTCGGCATGGCTTGCAAGTTCCATTGTGGTGTAATCCATGATTTCACATTCAAAGCTAATCCGGTACATGTTTCCCGCACCTCCCGACTCTTCCCGCCCGACATGGGTGCGTCGAAGCGTGCCGAAGTTCTTCCCCGATTTCCCGTGTAACATCATCCCCAGTAAAGTCAACAGGTCAAGGAAGGACAACGCCTCTTCTTGCATTTCCGCACCTTCACAGGTATCGGAAAAGGTTTCGTAAAACAGCCGGAAATCAATCTGTGTGTGAAGCCGCTGAACGAGCAACCCTTCGTCCTCGATGCCCAGCGTATTAAATTCAATGAATACAGCCGGGGACGAAAAGGGATGTTCTTCATCGAGAAAACTGACCTGTTCATGCCACATGTCGATGTGTTCAATCTCCGGTGTGTTTTCCATCCTTTCCCTTAGCTCGGAATACTCATCCGGAATAGATGCCAGGAACCCGTCTTTGTTTCGGATAATTTCAACCAGTTCTTTGTAACAGTCTGTCCAAATCATAATTATATTGATTAAATATTTGAGAATCGTTTGTCAATCTCCGACGCTATCCATGCGTCCAGCTGTTTCATGAATGCGGCAGATTCACCCATGTACTGACGTTTCGGAATCCTTATCCTGCTGCCCGCTTTTTTTAGTGCCATACCTTTGTAGAAGGAAGCCATTGTAGACAACCGTGCATTGGCTTTATTTTTCCGTAATTCGCCATTCTTTTTCTTTTGCATTGTTCCGGTTGACTTCATGTACAAATACCAAAAATAACGCTTCATCCGCTCCGTTACGACAATATACCCACCTTCATTGTGAATCTTGGCGTATGCCAGCGGATCAGTCTGAAAAGTAATACGGTCTATCCCTCGACTGACTGCATGAATACTGTCGCGAAGTTTCCCGCTTTGTATCAATACGCCACGATCCGAACCGATTGTGAGTGACCTTTTAGCCCACGGTGTCAGTGATGTATCAAGAAATCCCTGTCTACGAAAGTTCTGCTTGAAGAAGTTCACACCCGCAACTTTCGCGTAACGGTGCGCATCTTCTACCAGCGTGGATAATTCTTTGAAAAAATCGGGTAATTCAGTCCTTTTCATTTGCATTTCAAAATAAAATTGTATATTTGCAATGTTCGCGGCTGTAACAGGTCAAGAGCTCCCTTCAGGAGTGGTAGTTTCGGCTACTGCTCCTGAAGTTCTTTAAAAAGGTCAATTGTCTTTCCGTCCGCCACATCCTGCCATGACACTTTCACAGCTTTCCTCTTGTAAATGAACACCATCTGCTGCCCGGAATACTTTTCGCCATACAGTTTGTATATGCCGTTCAGTTTGTTTTTCAGCATTTCCGGTTCGACTGTGTCAAAAGCGCTCAAATTGAATACAGTATATTCGCACTGCTGTTTTTTCGAACTGTCAAGTCCGTGTTTTATACCGCCCAGTCCCTGAATGTTTTTCAGGTCTGCCAGCTTTTCATCAATCAAATATTCCGGGTTCTTCACCCCGTCCTCGTTGATGTGCGGGCGGATTTTCACTTTTATCTTCAGTTCCTTTGAAATTACCCGTGCACTTTCCACATTCTTTGCCAAGTCTTTCGGATCAGCAAAATCGCTGATCATCACTTTCGATTCCGGATCACGATGGTAAGGAGCATATAACTTGCTCCGTTCCGTCTCCTTCCTGATTTTTGCCAAATGCCCGTCGGGCATTGAGAAATAAGGATGTGCGACCGTGAATATCTCACCGGATTGCCCTACGTTGTTCGCAAAGGCATCCGGTATCGTCACAATAGGCGTGGCAGGCGTTTCCGGTTCGTCCGTTTGTTCGGCATAACACCTGCACCGATAGCCGTTTGGCGGGTAGTTCTGCAGCCAAAACGGGTCGTTAATAGGTTTTACGACACCATCCAGTATCCTATGTGATTCTCTTACCCGTTCATCCCCTGCAGTCACATACTTCAGATTAGGCATTATATCCGCATTCTCCTTGAATTCCTGCCATTCACTGGCACGTCTGCAACTTGTTTCTGTCGTTTCAAATTCCGTGCGAAGGTAATTTTCATTATAGTCTTTATGAATTGCCATAACCTTTTCCCGGAAGTCCTCATAAGAAAGTTTCTTCCCCTTATCATCATAAAGGGCATCGTTCATCTCCTTAATTTCCTGATACGTCTTCGCTCCGGAGAACTTGAACAAGTTGTCACGTATCCGCTGGGTATCTTCCGCCAGTTCCGGATCATTATAGTCGTCTTTTCCCCATCCTTCAGCCGCCTTCTTATTCAGTTCCCCGTATGTCTTCCTGAATAATTCCTCATCAATATCTCCCGTTTTGACCTTTCGTTCATAAACTTGTTTCATCACCCTGCCGATGATGCCGCTGAAATCATACTCTCCAGCTTCCATGGAGGGTGACGTTACCGCTTCATCGTCCGGTTCGATCTTTTTTTTTTGAGGGTCTGTTTTTGGCTGATTCGGCAATGTTCCTCCCTGTTGCTCACCACCGGGATTTTTCTTTTGACCAATGATCGGAAGTCCCGTTTTCTTTGCGACCTCTTCGTGGTCAAATTCAAAGGTATAAGCCAGCTTGTTGATCGCTTCAATGTATTCCGTGATAGACAAACTTTCCGTGTCGTCCCACTTCAGTTTCAGCCTTTCAAGTGGTTTATATACCGGGCTTATCTTTACCAGTTTAGGGATGATAATATAGTTAAAATAGAACTGGAAAATCATCTTGTCATATTCGTGCCGTGATTTTTCAACACGTTCATGGACTTCTGCCGTACCTTCCCACGCCCCGTTTTCAGTTGTACCCGTCTGACCAAGCAGACGTTTACTAATTTGGTTGTCACATCGTTCCTCTAACGGTAAAAAGGCATTGGTTGTATTTCCTCCGGCTTCTTTCCCATACTCGACCTTTTCATTTCCGGACAGGACTGCAAAGAAATTATTCCTGAAATCCAACATCATCTCGAATAATTCGTCCAACCGTTTTTTATCCTGTCGGTCTGAAGTAACGAAAACAGGGGGAATGCCATATTTTTCAATGTAATTCATCCATGATCCCAAACCCAGTTTCTTTGCAAGGATGATAATTGACAGTTCATTGAGCATCCCCAAAGCCCATGCGTTTCCGAACTGGACATAATAAGGCTCAAGTGCACCGTCCTTATATGACCATCCGGTTTTGTCTGACTCTTCCTTGACGATTATCATCTGTTGCGGGATATAGTTGGACATGGGAACTTCTTCTACATGGCTGATTTCCAAGTTTTCATCAAGATGGGAAATGTCGGCAAGCGATACTCCCTGTAACTGATGTAGAAAACAAATTCTGATAAGCTGGTGAAACCACGGACGATCCAGCAGTTTCTTCGCTTCCTTGTCCTCATTGTCGTTGTCGTCCACCAAGTTGAATTCCGCCTGTTGTACAGGTAATACACGATTGTCAATCGTCGTTTGTAAATGTTCGTCATTGTACAATGACTGGTAGAACCTGTACAGCAAGCCACGCCTGGGATCATCCGGATCGGTTGCCGAAGTTACCGCCATAATCCAATCATCAATGGTCTTTTCCCGGTAGACGACAGCCTGCCTTTTATAAGCAGCACTTGACGAAGATTGTGTTCCACTGCTATCCATCCGAAAATAATACTCATTAAGTACATTCTTCAGACTCATCCGACGAATTGCTTTCTGCTGAAACCAGTTGAATATTTCTCTTAACTTCTTGTACATAACATACCTTTTAAAAGCGGTTTAAAAACTATTTAAAGAAACCATCCGTTGTTCCGTGTATGACCAAACAGAATGGGAGATTCAACATTGCCTTCTTCATCTGTTACCAAAGGAATTTCAGGTGGCAGTGACATGATTCCGTCACGTAACTTGGCAAGTATAAGGTCAGCCCAGTCGTTCATGTCTGATAACGGGTTATTTCCCGTTTTCCGGGCTGCGTTCCGACTTACCGCACGGAAAGCGGTAATGCAGGATATTATCCGGATTAACAACCCCGTTCGTATTGGAGGAATACCGAATATCTTTTTCACGTCATAACGACCGCTTATATAGGCGGACACTTCACTGATGACAAGATCTTCAATCCCGTTCAAAACTTCCTCGTCTTTTTCGATACTTTCAACCAGCAACCGATTTTGTATGACGGTCGTCAGGTCATCCATGTTGATATACTTCATAGTTACCAAGTGTATTTACGTTTATATCTTCCCGCCTTCCACGGGCGTGTCGCGGGCTCGTCCTCTGACTGTGGAGGATCAGTATATATTTCAAGTTTCCTCACAGCCTGTTCGTCAGCGTCCGGGCTGTCATCATGTTCTGTCATGCCCGGTTCAACAGCATACAACTGTTTCAAGCCGACAGTAATGTCCGGGCTTGCTTTCAGTTCCTCGTTGACATGCATCCGGGAATTCTGATAATATGGATGCATGCTTATCATACGAAGTATCTTGTTCGTTGTTTTAGGCGTCTGTACCGGAACAAGGTTCAACTCTACACCTGTCTCCGTCTCGGCTTCCCCTATGATACGCTTGACTTCGTCGTTCCAGAATTGGGACTCGTACTGCCAGAAGCAAATAATGCCCTTTGCCCTGAATTCAGCCTGCTTCATGCACATCCATTGTACGCAGAGTTTCATCTTTGACTGCTTTACGAATCCGTCTATCAGCCAAAAATCATTTTTATGCCGTCCCCAAATCTTACATGCGTTAAAGTCACTCGTATCTGTCCCGGCATACGCAATGTCCCAATGTGCCACGATCGCATTCATCGTGTGAAGGTCAGGGAGCTTTCCCCACTTCACCATTTCGGGCTTGAATATTTTGCCCTTGACAAGCGGTACGTGGTTATATTCCGCATGTGCCGCGAGAATACCCATGTCCTTTTCCTGTTGACGATAGAACTGGGGGGAATACATCGATTTCCACGCTGGTTCATACGTTACCGGATCATAAGCCTTCACCAGATGCCAGTCCCAGTCGGGATGCCGTTGTTTGAGAATCGTCTGTACCATCCGGGATGCAAAACGGTTGTTAGCACCTATCAGACGTCTGCGCTTTCCCGTCATGGTTGCCAGCACGTCCGCTTCGATCCAGTCCGCATAATCATCCTGCATCCGGTTGTTTTTGATGGTCTGCGGTGTCTCCAGGTCGTCAATTATCCACAGGTCAGGACGATGTGCGCCTTTACGAAGCCCGCGAACCTTCTGCTTCGCACCGAACGCCTTGCAAATAAAGCCGTTCATCGTTACGAAGTTTCCCTTTTCCCAATATCCCGGATTATACTGTTCGCCAAAGTCGTGTTTCAAAAGTTCGTTTGCCTCGAATTCCGCACGTAAATCTTCCAGCAGGTCACAAGCGCGGTCAAATGTGTCGGAAACGATACACATATAATGCGTCTCGCCATTGATCCATAACCATAGGGGAATGATCACATCGTTCCATACCGATTTTGCAAGTCCGCGTCCCCATTCGGCATATCCTTTATAAATTGGATCGTTCATCACCCTATTGGCATGAGCGATCTGAAAGTCCGCACAGTCTGCGGTCGCATAATGGGGAAGATAGGTTTCGACAAGATACCTGACATCCCGCTTCGCACGCTGTATGCGGTTCATCCGAACTGTCAGCGATTCGTCCGGATCAATCAGGTTGCCCGTGCACCGCGCACGTTTTAACTTCTCCTGATACTCCTTGAGGGCTTTGCTATCTTCGACTTTCATTATCCCAACATTTTTGCGGCTTCATAAAGGTGGTTCTCCTGAAAGTCCAGTGTTTTAAAATAAAGGTCTGCATCGTACACCTTCATCGCGTCAAATATCCGGCTCATGACATCGATGTAAATAGCGAGCGTAATCCGGTTCTTTTTGTCCACCTCTTTGAGCTGGTTTCCCCATTGCGCCACACTGTTGTCAAGTGTAGCCGCCTGTTTCCGTAGTTCGAGCACCTTGTCGCTGTCACCTTCCGCAATGGCTTCGTCAATCATGCGCAGCAGCTCCAGTTTTTGGTCTGCAAGAATGTTGATAATCTGTTTCAGGTTGTCACCCTGCTTTTGCGATGAAATAACAGATGCCTGACGCTCTTTTTTCCAAAGCGCATCATTCTCATTAATCCAGCTTGAAACAGACCTTTCCGACACGTTTATGCGTGTGGAAATCTCCTTGCACGTCATTCCTTCACGTACATAAAGGTCGTGCGCTTCCTTCTTCAATTTACGGTAGTACTCTTTACTTGGCATATCGCTTCCTTTCGTTTACTGGGGCAAAGGTCATATTTCATCATCACCTGTGGAAAACGGCTTTTCATGTTGGAACGTATTCTTTCCAAGTTGGAAAAAATACGTCCTTGTTAACACTGTTTTTTTTCCAACTTGAAAACGCTTTTTCCGTACCCGCCTTTCCTTTTCCAATTTTGCAGCATGAATTTTAAATATCGCGAAAATGAATCTGACTGCAACAGCGGAAAACGGACGTGCCCGGATCGAACTCAAAGGCACAATATCAAAATGGAGGGAAACGGAAGCTGAATTCACTTCCAAAGTTGAGGAACTGATCAAATCAGGGGTCAAGGACGTGCACATCTATATCAACAGTCCGGGTGGTGAATGCTTCGAAGCCAACGAAATCGTGAACGTGATCAAGAAGTTTCCCGGCAAAATTACGGGTGAAGGCGGTGCACTGGTAGCCAGTGCGGCAACCTACATTGCTATCAACTGTACATCGTTCTCCATGCCTGCCAACGGGCTTTTCATGATCCATCAGGTCAGCGGAGGGGCATGCGGGAGAGTCGCTGATATTGAATCGACTCTGGAGGTCATGCGCAAACTGAATGAGCACTATCTGAATGCCTTTCTTTCAAAGTGCACGGACAAGAAAAAAATCCGGGATGCCTGGGAGAAGGGAGACTACTGGATGAGCGCGCAGGAAGCGAAGGAAAACGGCTTTGTGACGGAAGTTACAGGCAAGGCAAAGGTCGATAAGGCTACGGCACAAATGATTACCAATTGCGGCTACACAGGTGAAATTGAGATTACTGACTCTATTAATAACGAAAAATCAAAAAATGACATGGATTTAACAATGTTGACTACCCGCTTCGGAATGGACGCAAGTACCACGGAAGCACAATTTATCGCGCAGGTAGACGTGTGGAAACGTAAGGCAGACCGCGTCGACATGCTCGAAAGACAAGAAGAGGAACGCAAGGAACAGGAGATCGAGAACGTCCTGAACAAAGCTATCAAAGAAAAAAGAATCACTGCTGACGTACGCGACGATTGGAAAGCGAACCTGACCAGCAACTTCGATACTGCAAAGAAGCTGCTCGACGCTATCAAGCCTGTGGAAATGCCTGAAGTTCATGCTCCCAGTCTGACGGATACCACAAACAAAAAGTTCGAAGACCTTCAAAACGATCCGGAGGCTTTGAAAAATATCATGGAGAAAAATCCGGCTGAATACGAACGTCTTTTGAATGACTACATAAAACGTAACGGAAAATAAAATACTAACCATTTAAAAAAAAGAATATGGCACAACCAGTAGACGGTCTTTATTTGAACAAGTACGTCGATCCCCAACTGTTGATCGAACGTCGCAATTACAGGGCGGACTTCATGCAAGTTTTAGGCTCTGTTCCTGCCGGAGCTTTGGCTGCGGATGGTGTACGCAGAAACAAACTGATTAACAATGTCGGCTTTCGCGTAAATAACACGGAAGATTTCGAGCCGAAGCAAATGACCGGAAAGAATTATATCGTACCGTGGGAAATCTACGATACGGAACCCAGTTCCTGTACGGATGACGAAATCCGTTATCTCGCTTTTGACAAGCGCGCTGCTATCCGTGTGAAGCACAATGAAGCCTTTCAAGTCGGTATCCGCAACCATGTGTTGCACAAACTGGCTCCGGAGGATGATTCAAACGAAGAAATGCCTGTTATCCGGACAACGGGTGAGAAAGATATTAACGGTCGTTTGAGATTGTCTTATAAGGATCTAGTCGATTTTGCAACGCTCGCAAAAACATGGAACCTTCCCGTTACCGATGCCTTGTACATAGTACTTTCCCCACTGCATATGGGTGACTTGTTGCTGGATAAGGATGCGTCCAAGTACTTCTATGACCGTAATTTCTACCTTGATCCGGTAACCGGAAAACCGAAAGGCTTCATGGGCATCAAGTTCTTTGAGAATAACGACTGCCCGTTTTATAATGCGGAAACAGCAAAGAAGGTGGCAGAAGGCACAAAACCGTCTGCCGAAACGGACTTTCAGGCAAGCACTTTCTTCTATGCTCCGAATACGTATTACCACATCGAATCCGTAAAATCCCTGTATCGTCCGGAAACGACCGATACACGCAGCAAGAGTCCTACATCCGAATACCGTACCCAAACTTACGGTATTGTAGACCGTATCGAAGATTTTGGTGTTGGTGCAATTTTATCAGGTAAATCCGTATAACGAATTATTTTATGGGAAATTTTACAGGAGTAATCATCAACAAAGCAAATGGCGGGCTGGTACGGGATACCGATACCAGTGACCGCGTCATTCTGCTCGTAGTCGGTGGTTCGGAGATCGGAAAACTTGAATATTACAAGCCGGAATCCCTGAACGATATCACCGATTTGGAAGCGTTGGGATGGGACGCTGACATCGACCTTGAGAACAAGGAACTGGTGCATTACCATACCAGCGAAGTCTTCCGCCTGTCTCCGGAACGTTCACTGTATCTTATGCTGGTTCCGAAGTCTGAAAAGGTGTCAAGCCTGCTGACGAAGGAAGATTTCGTCAATGCGGTACGTACCATCAACGGAGTAAACACCATCGGTATCTGCTCACTGACTGCGGACGAAACAATCACCGTAGCCGTACAAGAGGCACAGAAGATGGTCAATAAATTCAGGGAAGACCACCTGTATATCGATGCGGTGATATTGGAAGGTGTCGGCAAGTATATCAATGCCATTGCCGACGCTGTCGACCTCCGGCGGTTGGATGCTGAAAACGTCTCTGTCGTGATTGCACAAGACCCGGCATGGGCGGCAAAGGACGAAGCATACCGGACACACGCTGCCGTGGGCAGCGCACTCGGAATGCTGTCTGTCCGCTATGTACATGAAAATATGGGCAGCGTTGATATTGAAAACCACCCACGGACGGCAAAAGGGACAAAGGACTATCCATTGACTGACAAACTGAACGGGCTTTGGCTGGATGCAGCTTTGAGCAATGGCAAACCCTTCTCACAGTTGAGCGTATCCGACCAGAAAAAACTGACTGACAAAGGATATAACTTCGTCGGCAGCTTTCAAGGGTATGCCGGGTTCTTTTTCAGCAATTCATGTACTTGTACGGAAGCGGGCAGCGACTATGCATATATTGAATATAACGCTGTCTGGAACAAGGCGGCACGTATTATCCGCAATACCTTGTTACCGCGTGTGAGAAGTAAGGTAAAAGCTGATCCGTCAACCGGATACATCAGTAACACCACTATCAGCAGTTGGGACGCGCTTGTCAAATCCGCGCTGGAAAGCATGGTCAATTCGGAGGATATCGCGGGCTTCGACATTTACATCAATCCAAAGCAAATGGCTGTCAGTGACAAGCCTTTCAATATTAAGGTAAAACTTGTTGCAGACGGTATTGTCCATGAGTTTGAGATTGACTTGGGTTTCACAAATAAAATCTGAAAATATGTCATTGTTAGGAACATTAATCAACAAGTTCGGAAAAATAGCCGGATGGAACAGCGTCAAGGTTGTTATGCTCGGTCGTCAGGTAGAGGGCATCACAGCCCTTTCCTACAAGGATAGCAAAGAGAAAGAAAACATCTACGGTGCTGGAGAATTTCCAGTCGGTCGCGGTGAGGGGAATTACAAGGCTGAAGCGTCGATCACCCTTCTGAAAGAAGAGGTGAATGCCTTGCAGTTAGCACTCGGTGCGGGGAAGCGTCTTACGGATATTGAACCGTTTGATATTCCGGTCATGTATGAGTATAAAGGACTTGTCATGAAAGACGTGATCCGGAACGTCGAATTTATGGACAATGGTGTCGACGTTAAACAGGGTGATAAAAGTATTGCCACACAATTCACCCTTCTTCCCAGCCATATCGACTGGAATGTGGCAATGTAGTTTAATAACCGTTTAAAAGACTTTTAAAATGGAAGTAGAAGAAAAGAAAATCAAGACAGGGAAACCTTACGAGGAACTGACAACGGAGGAAAAAGCTTTGATTGTCGATTTCACAGAGGAAGAGCATACGGAACTGAAACTGAAATACGGGAAACGCCTGAAGCATGTCACCGTACAAGTGGACGAGGATGAACGCTACGACTACCTGATTGTCCGTCCGAATAAAAATATCCTGCTGGCTATGGCAAAGAAAAAGGATGATCTTGAAGAAGCAAATGACATCCTGATCCGGAACTGCGTGGCGGCAGGCAATATGAAGGCGTTGGAAGATTCCGCTGTCTATACTTCAGTCCTGACCGCCATCGGACAACTGATCGCCGGACAGGCGGCTTTTATCAGCAAAGCATAGAGGAATATTCATCAGCGTTCGGTCTTGTCGAGGGAATAGATGCCATCCTGAAAAAAGTATATGGCTTTGACATCCCGGACAAACTGGACGAAGATGAATGGCTCCGGCTCTATGCCGAATACCGCATGTTGCGGAAAACGGAGCTGGAAGAAATTGAAATAGTAATGCACAACGCATTCGCTAAAGTTGTAAACCGATTATTCTCAAAAGACAATGCAAGTGACTCAATGGATATTGGAACTGGTTGACAGGATCACGTCTCCGCTACACGCAGCAACCGATGCAGCCGAAGAAGCTACACGGGTGATTGATGACACGGAAGAAGTGGTTGAACGTCTTGGGGAGACATCGGGAAAAGCAGCCGGAAAACTGGAAGGGTTGGGAAAAGGAATGTTCTTTCTCAACCAACTGAAAGAAGGTGTCGACAATATCCGTGATTCCTTTAATGATGCCATCGAACCGGGTATCCGGTTTGAAACCGCTGTTGCCGAAATGTCCGGTATCACCAACATGGAGGGGAAGGAACTGGACGTTCTCGCCACCAAAGCCCGTAATACGGCAAAAGCGTTCGGTACCGATGCGGCAGACGCTATGATCGTTTATAAGGACTTGCTTTCAAAGATTACTCCGGAACTGAAAAAAGCACCGGACGCGCTTGAAATCATGTCGAACAATGTAATGACACTTAGCAAGACGATGTCAAATGATGTTCCCGGAGCATCAGCCGCCATGTCCACCGCAATGAACCAGTACAAGGTTTCCCTTGATGATCCGATGAAAGCCGCACAAACTATGACGGATTATATGAACATCATGGCGGCAGGAACTGTCGAAGGTTCTGCCGAAATCAGGGAGGTTGCGGAAGCATTGAAACAAACGGGTAGTGTTGCAAAAACATTCGGGGTTGAATTTGCCGAAACAAACTCCCTGATCCAGTTGCTTGACAAATCTGGGAAAAAGGGTTCTGAAGGCGGTATCGCTTTGCGTAACACGATAGTCAAATTACAGGCTCCGACTACGGACGCGATCAAACAACTGAAAGCTGCAGGGGTCAATATAAAAACGATGCAAGACCAGTCCCTTTCACTGACCGACCGACTGCGTGCCCTGACTCCGGTCATGCATAACGCCACAATCATGTCCGCGTTGTTCGGAAGTGAAAATCTTGCTTCAACGATGGCTTTGATTGAGGGTGTAGACCAAATTGACACATGGACGGAAGCGATACAGGGTTCTACTTCTGCGGTCGACATTGCAAATAAACAAATGGATACTTATGCCGAAAAGCAGAAACGTATGCAAGCGTTTATCGACGACCTGAAGATCAGTTTCTTTGAATTTGTGGAACCTATCGCCCCTGCCATTGAAGTTGTAGGAATCTTTGTAGGCGCGCTTGTCACGCTTGGAACTGTCGTATGGTCTGTTTCGCAGATCATGTCACTTGGAATAACAAAGATTGCCGGGGTTTGGATTGCGTCGATGGCTAAGATGGCATTGTCTACAATCATTAATAGTCGGCTAATTTCCGTCGCTATCATGGGCATCCCTGTCATCGGCTGGATTATTGCAATCATAACGGCTGTCATCGCTTTCGTGGCTTTCCTTTACAATAAGTTTGAAGGAGTCCGTGTGTTCCTGTTCGGATTGTGGGAAGTCCTTAAAACTGGCTTTCTTTCCTTTTTCAAGACGATTCATACCATCCAAATGGGAATCATTGAAATCCTGAATCCGGTTAACTGGTTCAGGGATGACTGGAGCATCAACGACGTATTTGAACGGGTAAAGAAAGAAGTGTTTGACAACGCTGTGGCAGTCGGTCGGGCATGGGAAGAAGGCAAGGAAAAAGGACGGGAAAGCTGGCGTAACAAAGACAAAGTCCCCGGACTTGACAAGTTCCAACTGGACACCGCACCAGCGGCAGTCAACAAACCGACCGCTGTAACCGTAACCGGAGGAACTTCCGGGAAAGATGTGGGACTTGGCGGAAAAGGCGGAAGCAGCGTAAGGAATATCACTATGAATGTGACATTCAATAATCATTTCAGGGTTGCGGCAGGTGCGGACATGCGCGATGTTGCGGATAAGGTCAAACGGGAAATTTTAGCGGTGATAACCGATACAGTACCAGCAATAGGATAAAGTTATGACAGGAAATACAGCGTTAAATATTGGTGCATTGTTCACGGAAGTTTTCGGAATCTCATCCCCGATTTATCTTCCGTGGGGAAGAACCCTGCAGGATTATGATCCGGGAAAATACACCGGGGTGACAACCATCCCGGATGCCGAAGCCGAAGCGTACAGCTGGATGGGGACTCCGGTCATCGGGACGTTTACCCTTGACGGTAACAAGCAATACAGCACCTATAATCCGGACGGGTCACGCGGCACGATGAACATGGCTAGCTTTCCGATGCCGTATGCAACGATCGTGGACTTTTCGCGTCCGATGAACTGTTCCAAGACGAAAGTTCTGGGCATTCACGGGACTATAAAGGAAGTCTACGGGCTTGATGACTGGAAAATCAATATCCGGGGATTCTGCATAGCGGACAAAAGCCGGGAAGGTTACAAGACGGTAGCCGAACAGGTGAACGCGCTCTGCAAATTCCGCAAAGTGACGGAAGCAATCGGAGTAACGGGAAGCATCTTTAATAACAAGGAAATTTATTCCATCATTATTGATAACATTTCGTTCAATCCGATTCAGGGAAACAGCAGCGTAGTTCCATTCACGATAGAAGCAACGAGTGATAACCCTTATGAACTGACACTATGAGTTATATGATGTGCAGCCGGATCACATTCCCGGCAAACATGAAACGCGGGGAACTGGTCATCTATACGGTTTCATCGGTTCACATTGAAAGTTCATGGAAGATGCTGACGGACTCCGCTGAAATAGTCCTTCCGAGACGTATCAGATACTTTGCGGGAAAAGACCTGAAGGAACTGCTGTCTGCCGGGGATCAGGTGAAGATTGAACTCGGATATGATTCCGACCTGTACACGGAATTTGAAGGATATATATCGCTGATCGGCTGGGGTGTTCCCGTGACGATCCGGTGCGAAGACGAAATGTATAACCTGAAAAGAAAAACAGTGTCCTATTCCGCAAAGAATGTCACACTGAAGAAACTGCTTGCAGACGTCGCCAAAGGCTATGAGGTAAAAACCAACTATGACGCGGAACTGGGTGCAGTGCGGTATTCGTCCAAGACAGTCGCGGAAATTCTGAACGACATACGGAAGAAAACCAACCTTCACTGCTATTTCATCGGCAAAACCCTGTATTGCGGAAATGTGTATTCCGAAAAGGTCGATACCGAAAAGGTAAAAATCGTACTGGAAAGAAACGCTGTCAGCCAGGACTTGAACGAAACCAACGGTGAATTTCAGGTCAAGGTAGTCAGCATCGGGGCTGGCGGCAAGAAACTGGAAGCAAAAGCCGGAACGGAAGGAAGCGAGGTTTATAACCTTACTTACAATGAGAAGGGAAAGTCCATCAAGGTCGAAGACCTGAAGAAGTTCGCCAAAGATTTCTACGAAAGCCTAAAAAAGCAGAAGTATCGCGGGGGTGTCGAACTGTTCGGAATACCTGTCGTACATCATGGTATGACGGTTGATCTGAAAAGTGAGGTGACACCGGAAATGAACGGATACTATTACGTTGAGAAAGTGACAAAGGATTTCAGTGACGATGCTACATACAGGCAAAAATTGGAGTTGGGAGGGCGCGCGGAATGACAACGGACGAACAGTTACGTGATGCGTTTGAAAAATGGCGTGAAGGGGCTAGACAGGCGCAACTGCGCTGGGTAACGGTAGACAAGGTTGATAAAGAAAACAAGTCAATGGACGTGACCGGAGTCATTGACCGGCTTGAATATTATGACGTCCAGTTGGGAATGGGGGCATTATGCATCTATCCGAAACCGGGAACGACTTGTCTGGTCGGAATCGTCGAGGGACAGGAGACTGACGCCTTCCTGATTTCCGCAAATGAAGTGGACGAAATAGTGCTGAATGGCGGGACGTTGGGCGGACTGGTAAAAGTCGGGGAGCTGACGGAACGGCTGAACCTGATTGAAAAGGACATCAATTCACTGAAACAGAGATTGTCCGGCTGGACGCCCGTACCGAACGACGGGGGATCGGCTTTGAAAACGGCATTGTCCTCCTACACATCAGAATCACTGAAAGAGACACAGGTCGGGGATATTGAAAACGAAAAGGTGAAACAATGAAGGGACTATTACTTGACAAGGACGGTGACATCCGGATTGTTCCCCATACGGGAAAAGACGGGCTGACCGGATTCGTGGTCGGTGACACGCTGATTCAGAATGCGGCAACCGTGCTGGAGCTGAATCAGGGAGAGTTGAAAGAAGACCCGGTGCTTGGTGCAAACCTGATCCGGTACATACGTTCAAAGGCTGATAAAACAGCCATTGAGAAACAAATGAAAGTCCACCTGAAACGCGCGGGCATTGACTATTCGGAGCTGGTGGACAAAATAAATATTGAAATTACTAACGATTAAAATTAAGAAAATGAAAGCAAGTAACGATTTGATTAAAAAGTTCGGAGTAGACAAAATCATTCACGGACTGATTGGGATGCTCATTTTAGCCGTGTGCGTGGTAGCATCTGTTTTCCTGTTTGGAGTGAGCTTCCTTAGCGTATTGGGCGGCATGGTCTTGGGAACTGTCTCCGCATGGCTGGCTGGTAAATGGAAGGAATCAAAAGACGATGTCCCGGACACAGCAGACATCCGGGCGACGGTACGCGGGGCATTATTGGCAGATGCGGTCATATTACTGGTGTGGATAGTCTTCCGCCTGATTTTATAAGTATGTATCATGAAAAGACTACACGTACAGTTATGGATCGCAGTTTTCCTGTCCGTATCCGGAATGATCCTGCTGTTTTGCGGATTTTGGGTAGTACCTACGGGACAGATTGACAACTCTGTTTTAGTCGCCTATGGCGAAGTCTCGACATTCGCGGGCGCACTCTTCGGAGTTGATTACAGGTATAAATGCAAGTATAAGAAATACATTCAAGGAGAAGACGAAACAGAAAATAAGGAGGAAAAGAAAGATGAATAAACCTACATACATTATCATCCATTGTTCCGCAACACGTGAGGACAAGGATTTCACAGAGAAGCAAATTAATGATTCACACGTAGCCCGCGGCTTCGGTAAATGGGGATACCACTATTATATCCGGAAAGACGGTCGCGTGATCCCCATGCGGGCGGAAAACGAAGTCGGAGCACATGACAACTTTATCGTTCCCGGTACGAATACCAGTTATAACCGATGTTCAATCGGTATCTGCTATGAGGGGGGACTGGATAAAAACGGTAAGGCAAAGGATACCCGGACAGACGCACAGAAGAAAGCCATGCGCGAGCTCGTTCAGGACATCTGTCATCGCCACGACATTATTGATATCCTCGGACATCGCGATACCAGCCCGGACAAAAACGGGAACGGCATCGTCGAAAAATGCGAGTGGATGAAAGAATGTCCCTGCTTCGACGTAAAGAGTGAATTTACCTCATTTTTACCACCTGTAATCGTTCGACCGTAATGAAAAAGATACTCGTTTTTTTATTCTCAATCGTGGTGTTATCTGTCTGTTCCTGTCGTTCGTCAAAAATTGACACGACCGTCCATCAGGATAACACGGAACAGAAGCAGACGGAACAGGAAGAAGTTTCTACGGACAAAGCGCAGGTCGACGTAAACAGGAACGTTGAGCGAATTATCGAGATGATGCAGCAAATGGAATTCAACTGGCAGAAGACGAACTATTCGCCACCGGATAGCACAGGGAAACAATACCCGACCTCTACGGAAACAGCGACAGGAACGTCAACCAAGCAGGAGAAAGAAACATATAACGAACAGTACAGGTGCAAATACAAGAAATTCAGGAAACCCTGCTGACATTGAAGGAACAATTAGAGAAACAGGAGAAGAATGATACAAAGATCGTTGAAAAGGTCGCGTACATTCCTCCGTGGGCAAAAGCCGTAATAGCAGCCTTTTTTATTGCATTTGTATTTTTTATTTATAAAAATGTAAGATGAAAACAGTAGTACAAGCCGGACAAACCCTGCTGGATATAGCCGTACAGGAATATGGTACAATTGAAGCGGTATTTATGCTTGCAAAGGCAAACGATATGAGCATAACAGACTCCCTTCAAGCCGGACAGCAAATCGAAATACCGGAGAAGGTGTATAACAGTGAACTAGCTGATTACTGCCGGAGGAACTCCGTTTGCCCGGCTACTTCTGAAACCGCGTCGAATGCAATACGATTGAGAATTTTCACTGAACAATTTACCGAACAATTTAAGTAATGGCTAGAACAATCGCAGAAATAAAGAAAGAAATGACGGATGCCTATATGTCTAACAGCATTATCCGGGACATATATGGTATCACAGGTGATGCCGACTTTGATTCGGTGTTTTCTCCCGTGTCAATAGAAAGCACCCTGTTCTACATTTTTGCGGCAACAGCGCACGTCATAGAGCAAATGTTTGACCAGTTCAAGACGGACGTAGAGGAACGGATTGACGCTAATATCATACCGACGGTGCGCTGGTATCATAGCAGTGCGCTGGCTTTTCAGTATGGTGATCCGCTGGTCTATGATCCGGAAAAATACCAGTTCCGGTATTCCGCTATCGACGAAGCCAAACAGCTTGTCAAGTATGTGGCGGTCAAAGATCGCGGGGGAAGTATTCAGATACTCGTGTCCGGAGACGAAGGCGGGCTTCCATGTCCTTTGACCGGGGACGTTCTAACGGCATTTAAAAGCTATATGAATTCGATTAAGATTGCCGGGGTGATTCTCTCTATTCAATCAATGAAAGCGGATGACATCCGTATCAACGCCACCATAGAAGTCGACCCGATGGTTATCAATGCTTCCGGTGTCCGCCTGACGGATGGCAGCAAGCCAGTACTTGCCGCCATCAACGATTATCTGAAAGGCATCGAGTATGGAGGTAAATTCAATAAGACAAAACTTGTTGACGCGATACAGAAGGTTGAAGGAGTACTGGATATCGAACTTGGAGAATGTGCCGCAAAAGCGGCATCCGCTACGGAATATAACGTAATTAAAAATAATAACTATACGGCTGTAGCCGGGTGCTTCATCCTGAACAGCCTTGAAACTTCTCTGACTTATGTGGTATGATTTTGACATTATCAAATACGCGCAGTATGTGCTTCGTCCATCATTAAGGAAAAGGAAGATATTTGCAATTATATCCATCTTCCTTCTCCCTTTAATCTTCATTTACACTCTGTTTAAAAGTTACCGTAAACAGGCTATTGACAAGCTGAATATAAACGGTCAGGTGATATATATCGAGAAAGTTCTAAACGACAGGTTTTTCTTAAAAAACAGGGAAATATACATCACCGATATTGCGGGAAAGGAGTCGTACCTGTATCACCGTAGGGAAGAGCAAATACCGTCCTATCTGCATAAACGGAGCGAAGGGGCGGAAATAAAATATATCCAGCAGCGCGGTGAAGGAAACTATTCAGGGAATTACATGGTGAACATACCGTCGTTTCTGTCAGCGTATGAGGGTGAAATTAAAAATTTGATAGACTATTATAAACCAGCCGGACGAACCTACGTCCTTAAAATATACGAATATGAATAAACTGTTATTTAAAGAAGGCGGGCAGCCATTTTATTTGGATGATTTGGACTTTATGCAAAGCGCATTTGCGGACACTGTGAAAGGAATAGTCAGTACATACGGCAATGTCATTCTTTCCGGGTGTAATGTGCCGCCTCCTATCGCTATTGCCGGACATCCGACGACTTATAGCTGGGAAGAAGGTTATATAGCCATTAACGGGGAAGTTTACAGGGTGGAGGAAGGCAGTTTTCAAGGTGGCTTGAACGCTAACCTATACTGGAAAGTGGTCAGCACGGAAGGTCAAAAGGAAATATATGAAAATACATCCGAAAACAATGTGTATCAATACCGAAAAGTGGAACTCACTGATACGGTTACCTCGTCGGATATTTATGTGTCTGCTTCTTCGGTAAAAAGCATGAATGATTACCTGATGATTTATGAAGAAAAAGAGATTCGTACCAAAGTAAGTGGTGGCATCCCTGAAGATAGTCTTTCGGTCTCTTTTAAAGTGTTCAAAAGCAATCAGGGTTTTGATATCGTTAAAATTAATTTTAGGGCTTTGAAGGCTTTTTCGGGTGCTTCTTCACCGTGGGTATATTATGACTATTATGAAGCAGACCGCAAACCTCAAATTGTTGTAAGGAATGACAATTTTGCCGCAATTCATACTTTCCAACTTGTAAATGGGGCAGCATATATATATGACATATCCAAACAGGAAGCTATAAGAGACTTTCCCGAAGGTTTTTCCTATCAGGTTCAATTTTTAGTAAAGAAGTAATATAATGGCAACAATATACGAATTAAAAAGACGGGCACAGGAACTTTCTGCAAAGAAAGATTCCTTATCCATATCACCTGACGAGGTGGGCGGTTTGATTGATGAGACACTGGATGTCATCAATGAAGCGGAAAAGAATCAGGTGGGACTGGGTATCCGCAATACATATACGACCGTTGCGAAGATGAACGCGGACAGTACTTCCCCGGCTGGCTCTGACGGAAAGCCGTTGAAATTCGGTCAAATTGTGACGGTATATGATGAGAGTCACCCCGATGCAGCCGATAATGGCAACATCTACGCCTTTCAAAATCCGGGCTGGAAACTTGTCAGCACGACAGGTAACCTTTCCGTATACGCAAAAAAAGAAGATGTAGAGACGGCAAAGAAAACGGCAGATGCTGCACAAAAGAAAGCAGATGAAGCCGCAGAATCCGCAAAAAAAGCGAATGAGGATATCGGAAGATTGTCCGATAACGTCGGTACGGAAGAAGCATCGGAAAGCGAAGACGGGACAGTATGGGGTAAACTTAAAAGCCTTTCCGACGATGCCGACAGTACATCACAGGACGTGTCCTCTTTAATGGTAGATTTCGTACATCACTCGACAGAACGCTTCGACGAAATAGCAACTGACTCTTCCATCGTGCTGGAGCAGTCCAGTGCAACCGCTGAAGGCGGTAAGATTGTATTTGTTGCCAGTAAGGGTAAATTTGCCTATTTCGTTGATAACAAGTATTATCCAAGTTGGAAGGGTGTTGATAACTATATGAATACCGACCGGACACAGCCGCACGAGAATAAAATATACTTGTTCGGCAATAAATCATACATCTACTATGCCGGAACATTACTTTCTGCCGACTCCGATGCGATGCAGCTAGCCGCGTCCGCGGACTTGGCGGCAAAAGCGGCAAAAAAATTGGCTGAAGGTGCACAGACTACCGCGTCTTCCGGCTTGTCGCTGGCGTATAAAGCCCTGTCCGTAATCAATGTCAACGAAATCTGTGGCGGCTCTGTCTATTCCTTGCCCGCAGCTATTGCCGCAATAACGGAAAGGGAGGATGTGGATAATATAACTTACCGCAAACCGGGTGTTGTATTAACCTATAAAGTTGCTGATGGTGAATGGGAGTCAAAGCAGTTTACCGGATCATCCCTTGAAGATTTTGCTACAGAAACGAACTGGACGGACTTCGGTGGTGCTGGTGGTGACATGACGGGCAAAGGCGCAGTGCTGCTGGTTGATGAAATTGCACCACTGTCAAACGGATACTATATTCTTCAAACAGCTATCAATGCCTTGACAGCTTACGAGACAGCGAATGAAACGGAATGTATCAAGCCCGGTGTGGTTATTATCTACCGTACCGGAAAGGAAACATTTGAATCCAAACAGTTGTGCGCGTCCCGTGCCGATTATAATGACTTGGCAGCATGGAACGACTTCGGTTCTGCCGCTGGGGGAACAGTCGAAACCGATTCCGAAATCATCAAGGACAGCGTGAACCCGGTAGCAGGTGGTGCGGTCTATGATGCCATGCCCGTCGACGTGGATGGCGAGCAGGCAGCAGACGGAACGGTGCGCGTGTACATGAAGAACGCGGAAGGGCTTCCGCTGGGTGACGGTTTCACCTTTGCAGTCGGAACTGGTGGCGGTGGGGACGTTGCCGGGACAATCGTGTACATCTATCCGCAAAAGACCTCCCTGTATGCCGCACTCGGAACTGACGACCTGACAATCAGGCTTGCGATCATGTCGCGTACCGGATCGGGTGAGATGGTTTCATACAACAACATCGAAACCCTGCAACTGAAAGACAAGTCAACAGGTGAAACGCTTGAAACTTTCAACGTGAACCGGGAAAGTTCCTCGTCAGATACGGACTACACTTTCACGATTCCCGTTAAAAGCTATTTCAGTGAAGCGATGAACCGCAAGTTCGTGGTCGTCGCCACCGATGACGGGGGGAATACTGCACAGAAGACAATCAGCGTCACAGCTGTAAATCTGAAACTTTCGCGCGTATGGGCTTTGTACAAAACATTGCAGGAAGGTTCGGGACTCGTCACCATGACAGACGTGTTCAAACTGTCCTCCGCCAATAAATCCACCGTTACGGCACATATTAAAGTGGGTGAAGAATGGAAGCTGATCTCACAGACCAGCGTGGCTTCCACACGCTCACAGGACTTGCAAATCAACGTTTCGTCTTTGGGGCTGAAACATGGTGCATATACTATCAAAGTCGTCGCACAGGACGTGGAATCGGGCGTATGGTCGAACTTCCAGTTCTTTGACGTAATGATCGTTAATCCGTCCAGCCTTATGCCTGTTGTCGCGCTGGCACATTCGGAAGACACGGAAACAGCATGGGTTGCCAAACAGTACGCAAACCTCAATATCGAAGTGGCGTGCTATGATCCCGGTCATGTTGCTACCGATGCCCATGTTGAAATACACAAGGTCGCAAAAGTTACCAATACCTCTACCGGGGACAATAGTGAAACCGATACGGTGATGACTACCGTATCAGTAGGACGTAACAGTACATTCAACCTGTCCACCCGTGTTGACGGCTTTTCGATTGCGGACAATATCAGGAACGTGTTGGGTATTTACGGAAAATGCGGAGCCGGAGAAAGCAATACGATTGAATACTCCGTTAACAGTTCCGTCATTGACATCAACGGTGATTCCAGCTATATGATTTATTTCAATCCGGCAGACAAGGACAATTCGGATCAGGACAAGTCATGGCTGTACGGAGTTTACGAAATGGAACAGAACGGGTTCAACTATTCCACGAATGCCTTTGTCATCGATAAAACCGAAGGAAAGGCGTTCAAGGTTTCGGATGATGCCACCGCATTGTGTACTTATCGTCCCTATAACCGTACCAACATTGAGCAGACCGGATCGACTACCATCATCAAGATAAAGACGCAGAACGCTGCCGTTCCTGATGCGAACGTCGTGTCATGCTGGGACGAAGCAAACCAAATCGGGTGGCGTATCACTTCAAAATGCGTGTACTTCAAAGCACTCGGAACTGAACTTATCGAACGGTATTTCAAACCGGGTGACATCTACGAGTTTGCCTTCGTCATTGAAAAGGCAAATGCGGAAGAGGACGGCAAAGGCTATATCAAACTGTATTGCGACGGGGACTTGATTGGCGCATCCAAGTATACGGCAGGACAAAGCGCGATCAAGCAGTCCGAACAAATCAGCTTCTCCGGAACAGCCGGGGAACTGTACATGTACCGTTTGCTTTCATGGGAAAAGGAAATGGCTGACGAACAAATCAACGACGAGTTTGTAATCGGGAAGTCCGACACGGATGAAATGATCGCTTTGAACAAAAAGAATGACATCCTTACCGACAACAAAATCGACCTGAACAAAGCACTTGAAATGTGCGACTGTCTGGTGGAAATGCCGCACGGGGATTATAAACTTGAAACGCTGGACAACGTAACGGACACGTCCACCAAGATATATACAGACCTGTACCTGTTCTGCAAGGACAAAGGTATGAGCCTTATTATCGAGAACGTGGAAACGACCAATCAGGGTACGACATCCGCCTTCTATCCGACCTATAAGAACAGGAAATACAAGCTGAAAAAGGCAACTATCCGCGCAATGTATCCGGAACTTGCTCCGCAGGCTTTGCTTGACGCAATCGCAAACAAAAAAATCATTCTGCGCGGCAAAAGTATTCCGTTCGACAAAGTCTGCCTGAAGGTCAACTATGCATCACCCGACAAGGTGAACACCCCGATTTCCCGTATCAATAACGATATGCAGAAGGCTTTGGGCGAGGAATACATGACACCAGCGCAAAACGCGTATTATGCGGATGAAAACAACACGCTGGACTTGCGTACCTCTATCGATGGTAACAGTGTGCTTGTCTTCAAGTCGGATACCGGGAATATCAATGACGCCTATTTCTGGTGTCGTGGTGACTGGAACATCGACAAGGGAAACCCACCGACCTTCGGTTTCAAGGACGTTCCCGGTTATAATGCCGACTGTTTGAGTTATGGCGACTTCATCGACCTTCCGGACGTGACGGAATCCTATTTCATGTCCCATACTGGCGACTACGATCAGGATACGATCTACATGCTTTCCAAATCGACGGACGCTTCGTACAAGTTTATGGAATATGTCGACGGGGCATGGAAGAACACTACCGGGACAATCTCTTTCAACGGCAAGAAAACTGTCGTTACCGGACGTGTCCTGAACCCGGTTGAATGCGTTGAAATGCTCGATTATGAAGGCATGTGCATCTTCGATGACATAGACAACTTCATGACCATGCAGTCGACGCACAGCAAGTGGGTGAAAGGCTTGTACGGTGCGGAACTGTCAACGGAAAGCCTTGTTCCGAAATGGACGATGTTCTTTGAATTCCGTACACCGGACGATGATGACATGAGCCTTGCCTATGCGCTCGGAAAGAAGACACCGTACCGCTGGAAACAGTTCTGCGAATGGGTGTATTCATGCAATCCGAAGAACCGAATGGCAGGCGGCAAAATCAGTATCAACGGGGTACAGGTCAGCGACACGCTCGAAAACCGATACCGGAAACTGGTTGAGGAAATGGACAAGTATTGCAGCGTGGCTTCTTTCCGCGCGTACTTGGTTCGTATCCTGTATCATTCAGGCGTCGACCAGTTGTCAAAGAACAGTATGTGGGCTTTATATTTGTGCCCGGATGGTGTCTATCGCTGGTATATGAATCATGACTACGACTCGGACAGTACGAACGGAAAGAATAACTCCGGTATTTTCAAACTTCCGTATAATGTGATGCTCGATAGCGTCATGGAAGGGGAAAACGTGTTTGCCGGACGTATGAGTGTCGTATGGCAAGGCATGTGGCGTTATGATCAGGTCGGACTTGCAGCGACCGCAGAGAAAATCCGTACATCGCGCCTTCCGGGTGGCGAGTCTGCCTTCTCCTATGAAGCCGTATTACGTGAATCGGAAGAAAAAGACCACCTGATGATACCCGCAATCGTTGCCTGCCGTGACTCGGTAGCGAAGTACATCACCAATCCGGGCGGTCAGGCATTCAACGTAATTTCCGGTATGGGTATCCCTTACCGCCATTACTATGTATCTGCCCGTTATGATTTCCTTGATGCTTATTTCGGTGTCAGCACGATCCTGAGGGCGGATAATATGTGCATGTTCCGCGCCATCGGTGAGAACATCAATATCGAAGTGACCGCAAGCGAACAGTGGAAATTGTGGGCGGGATTCAACACGCCTGCTGCACAACAGGGGGCATGGGCGGAAGAAGACGGTTCAAAGGTGACATTCCATTTCGACGGTTCAAACTCATCGAGCGCGATCTATATCATCGGTGCATCGAAGATCAAGTCTTTGGGTGATTTGAGCACTGTCAACATCGACGGTACACAGGCAAAGGACTTCACTACGCTGATCCGTATCGAGGAACTGGTATTCGGTAGCAAGCGCGAAGGATACGCTAACAATAGCGTCACAGACCTTCCACTTGGTGAAAAACCGTATATGAGACTCCTGAACGTCGAGAACTTCAAAAAGCTGGTATCTCTTGACCTGACCGGAGCAACGCGCCTTTTGCGTCTGCTGGCATACGGCAGTTCCCTGCAGATTGTCAACTTTGTCGGTGGCTGTCCGGTTCAATATGCGGAATTGCCGACCACCATGACACAGTTCAAGTTGATGAACCTCGATAAGTTGAGCTATAAGGGGCTGAATGCGGACACAGGCATCGTTGTTGAATCCATGCCGAACATCACCACACTGCGCGTGGAAAACTGCCCGCTTATCGACGTTGTAAGAATGATCCGCGATATAATCGATTCGCAGGAAGGTAATGTCGTATTCCGCCATATCCGTATCACCAACCGTGATTTCATCGGGAACGGTTTGGAAGTGCTGGAAATCCTGCAGCTCGGTATCGGGGGACTGGATGAAAACGGTAATCAGGTAGAGAAGCCCGTACTTACCGGGAACTATCTGCTGGATGAAGTTATCGAGAACTCGGATATAGAAGCGATCCGGAACGGCTTCGAAGGTCTGACCGTCAGCACTATAATCGACGCTTATATCAAGATCATCGACTGGTTCAATGCGGAAGCATACGGTGGAGAACCTTATTATCCCGAAGTCACACTGAATAATGTGGGTGAAATCATAGACTATTATAATGGTGAAACCTATGAAGAATACCTTCAACGGTTTGCGGAAGAAAATATGGATATTAACGATATAGTAAACAGCAAATAACATGAGTACAAAAGAACAGAGCGCAACCCTGCTGCGCCTCAATAAACAGGAACAGGTAAAAGCCCTGCAGGCGGTAGGCTTTGCCGACATTACGGAGAACTCGCGTGCCAGCGAGTTCCCGAACCGGATAAAGTGGGCTGCCGGATTGCTGGACATGCGGGTGGCATGTAACCGAATTTCCGATAATTCCAAATGGTATTTTACCCGTGAGGAATGGAACTCGTTGACCCCTGCCAACAAGTTGAAGTTTATCCGTCGTGGTTTGTGTATCCGGGCGCATTCGCAGTCCTTTGTCATCGCTGCACAAGAATGTTATGCAGGGGACTTGTCCTCCAGTTTCTATTGGGGCGGTCTTGGTAAAACGATCGACGGGCTTTCCGCAAAGATGCTGGGCAAAATGTACACCTGCTTCACCGGGAAAGAGGATACACACCTGATCCTTGATGCCCTGAAAGGAACAAACTCGAACGGTGTGGAAGGCGCACCCGCTGCGGAAGCTGCCGTAGCCTATAAAGCCTTCACGCTTGATGGCGACGGTCTGGAAGATGATACAGAATGGTTCTTGCCTTCTTCCGGACAGATGATGATCATGTATCGATACCGTGACCAAATCAATGAAATGCTGCGTGCATTTTGGAGCAGTGACAGCATGCTGTTGACGGACAAATACTATTGGACGAGCACGTACTACGATACGACAAATGCATGGACGTGTAATTTGAATACCGGACACATGACCGTACAGAATAAAAATACAAGCCTGTTGCATGTAAGGGCAACGGCAGAAGATTAACCCATTAAAAACAGTGTATTTATGACAGACAAGAATAATGAAAGCGCATTGCTTTTGCGTATGAATAAAGAAGAACAGGTATCTGTTTTGCAGGAGATCGGTTTCACCAGCGTGAACGAAAATACGCCTGCCAGTGACATTGCAAAATATATCAGATGGGCTGGCGGGCTGCTTGACTTGTCCTTTGCCACAATCCGGATCGAAGACGGTGTCAACGTGTTCTTTACTGCTGAAGAATGGAATTCCCTTAGTGCAAATAACCGTTCAAAATACTTGCGTATAGGTGTCCGTATCCGTGCGGATCGTCGCCAGTTCGTCATAGCGAAAAGCGACTGCACTGACGATATAGGCGGACGTACTTTCAAATGGGGGGCATACGGTACGGACATCCGTGGCGTTAAGAATTACGGGAACGGTAATCAAGGGCTTTATGAAACGGCAGACGGAAAGCAAAATACAGATGCTATCATAGAAGCCACCGCAGGAGTTAAGGATAATTCCGGTGTTGTCGGTGCACCAGCCGCGGAAGCAGCAAAGAACTATAAGGCTTGTACGCTTGAACTGGACGGACTTGAAGACAAAACCGAGTGGTATCTTCCCAGCGAAGGAGAACTCATTACCATCGCTAAATATAAGACCGAAATCAATGAGCTATTATCCTCTGTATCAGGTAATCAAAATATAATTACAACCGACTGGTACTGGAGCAGCACCGAATACGACGCCTCGAGCGCGTGGTGCGTGCCCATGAACGGCGGCGGCGTGCACACGAACAACAAGACTAACGCAGGCAGGGTTCGTCCCGTTTCCGCAATAGAATCTTTATCTCTTTAACTCTTTATCTCTTAGATAGTTACGCTTAATTAGCCCCGGTAGGGGCTTTTTAAGTTTTAAAATTTTGAAAAAATGAGTGTTAATAGTTTGACAATCATTAACTTTGCGGAGTAAAAGAAAAATTTTAAAAATATCAAAAATTAACATGGGAAAGGCAGAAGACAGACCAGTCTATCAGTGTATGTATCGGTTATTAATGTTGATACTCGATGCAAGAGACAAGTTTCCGAAGAATTACAGGTACGAATTCGGTACGGAACTTATGATGTCTGCCCTTCGCTGTTGTGAATTGATCCGTTATGCAAATTCAAGTCTTCCGCGTCGCGTGGAATACCTGAACGAATTCCTTGTTAAGTTTGATACATTGAAACTCTTATTAAGGGTATGTCGAGACCGGAAACTGATCAATATTCAGACGACAGCAGACATCATTGAGATGGTCACGTCAGTTGAAAAGCAAATTTTAGGGTGGCGAAATTTCACCGCTTCCCAAGAGAAGACAGCTTCCGTAAAGCCAGAGCCATAATCTTCACGGAGTTTATGGGAGAGCAATCTAATTTATCTATTGGGCATTCCTCCGGTGATGAACCGGGAAAGACTAAGACAGTGAATGCTGAATCCTCGAACGCGTGGTACGTGAACATGAACAACGGCAACGTGAACACGAACAACAAGACTAACGCAGGCAGGGTTCGTCCCGTTTCCGCAACAGATAAACCGATCTATGACATACCCTTATCCTCAATTATAGAAGCATACGATGACTGTTGCAGGCAAAAGCGCAATACTGATGACTGTATTGAGTTTTCCTTCAATTATGATACGGGGCTGGTTGCCGTATGGGAAAGTATAAGATACGGTCATTATGAACCGGGGTTCTCTGACTGCTTCATGCGCAAAAAGCCCGTGTTGCGTGAAGTATTTGCTGCTGCTTATATCGACCGTGTCGTACACCACTGGATCGATCTTCGCCTTGACCCGATTTTGGAGGAACGCTTTCAGGCACAGGGAAACGTTTCAAAGAATTGCCGGATAGGGGAAGGATGCCTGTCTGCAGTTATGCGTATGGACGAAATGATTAAAGAAGTCAGCAAGAACTACACACAGGACGCATACATCTTTAAAGGTGATTTAAAAAGTTTTTTTATGTCCATGTCGAAGTCTCTATTATGGGAAATGATTGATATATTTGTTCGCGACAATTACAAGAAAGACGACATCGAATGTTTGCTGTATCTGCTTCGGGTTGTCATATTCCACCAGCCACAAAAAAAATGTCGTAGGAAGTCTCCCTTACATCTATGGGATAAACTGCCGAAAGACAAAAGTCTGTTTTACAGCAGCCCGGAACGTGGCGTCGCCATTGGCAATCTTCCTTCTCAAAAGTTTGCGAATTTCATAGGCTCGGTGTTTGACTATTATGTGACTGTAATATGCGGGATAAAGCACTATGTGCGTTTTGTCGATGACTTTGGTTTTGTCATGCGTTTTAAAGAGGATATCCTGAAGAATGTTCCTTTACTCAATAGTTATCTGAAAGAACAGTTGCTTTTGGAACTGCATCCTAAAAAGATATATATACAACACTATTCAAAAGGTGTCCTGTTCGTAGGTGCATTTATTCTTCCCGGTAGAATCTATATATCAAATCGTGTCGTGGGAAATATATATGATGCAGTCAGCAAGTATAACAAGATCGCAAAAGAAGGCTTCTGCGAAGCCCATATTGAGACTTTCGTGGCTACGATGAACAGTTACTATGGATTGATGAGACATTTCAATACGTACAATCTAAGGCGTAAAATCGGAAAGATTATTGCTCCTGAATGGTGGCAATATATATACGTTGAAGGACATTGGGAAGTTTTTGTAATAAAGAGTGAGTATAATTTTAAGAAACAAGTAAAAAAACAAATAAGAAAAGGCAATGCGAAAAAATATCTTACCCCTGAAATCAGCTAAGCCTATCGAACAACAATCCGACGGAACATGGATAATTCGATATGCAATACAACCAATCGGTAGAACTGATAGTGAAGGAAACGAACTGGTAACGTTTGCCAGTTCTACATTCTTGGAAAAACCAACATTGGAAATGATAAAGAAGAGTATTCATAGATATGCGATGAGCGTTCTTGATGACGAAGATGTTCTTCCGCTTGTTGCTAATCCTGATTTATCCGTTTACATGATCATTGATTAAATTTAAAGCCTGTTTAATTGAGTTTAAACAGGCTTTAAATTTGCACCAAAAATCACATTTTGTTTTATGTTAAGATGTGTTTCAATGACACATTTTGTTTTTCGGTCGGGAATTTTTTGATTTGGCGATTGTAGATACAGGCCCTTTCCAAGCTTGGTGAGGAATGCGTTAAGTATGTGCGTGACCGTACTCCTGAAGAAAGCTGGAAAGACCATACAGGAAACCTGCGCAGCTCTGTAGGCTATATGGTCCTATATGACGGTCAACCTGTACAGCAAGGCGGATTCAAACCAACAACAGCGCCAGAAGGCAACGGAGCACAAGGAAGGGCGGAAGGGGAAAAGTTCTTAAAGGAAGTTGTTACTCAAATATCGAAAGAAAATAGCTTTTCTCTTGTTCTGGTTGCCGGAATGAATTATGCTGACAAGGTCGAAGCGCTAGAAAACAAGAATGTTCTTGCAGGTGCTCATCTTTTCGCTATTGAAGAATGGAGATATATGGAAAAGGCTTTGAAAGACCGGATAGAAAAAGATATTAATAAAATCCAAATATTTTGATTTATGAAGAAGGAAGTAAAAAAAGAGAGAAAGGTAATGTTCCGAGTTGAGAACATGCCAAAGACGCAAAACGTATTTCTGCATCATGAGGAGGGAGTCTACGTGCTTTCATACGAGGAAGCGGAAGAGTTCTACGGAACATGCCGTAAAATATTGTCTTCTCCTGTTAGTTTCCGTGAGTTTAACATAGATGCCAAAGGCATTTCAAAGCGTTTTGAGTCGGAGAAACTGATAGTAGAACGTGAAAACATCTGGAAGGTGTGGGTAAATTTGAAGAAAATCTTCCGTTATGAATAATTACTAAAGTAGAAATGTTTAGAAATGGTTGGAAGGAAGAAAGGAACCCCCAAAACAGGCGGACGCGTCAAGGGGACAAAGAATAAGATTACAGCCACGCAAAAGCAGTGGATAGAGGACTTCTTAACCCGGAAACAGCCCGAAATGGAAAAGGAATGGGATAAACTGGAACCAAAGGATAAATGGCAGATGTTTGAGAAGTTGACAGGCTACATTGTCCCCAAAATGACTTCCGCACAAATAGATCCGTCACAGCTCACAGATGAACAACTGGATGAACTGATAAACCGTATCATTAAAGACATGAAATGAGAATACCGATAAACCGTGAAATAAAGATCATTCTTCTTAAATGGCTGCAAAAGGGCGTCATCAATACGGATGATATACCGGCGTTGAAGAAGGAACAGAACCAGGCGCAAAACACTTGGTTCGCCGAGCTGATTAAGCGGAGGACGGAGAACAAGAGTACTAATGATTAATTACACCGATATGACAAAAGAAGAATCAAAAAGATTGTGTATCAAGATTGACGTATTGAAGGAGAAGCTCGCCATCCTTCAAAAAGCTTGGGACAAATCACCGGAAAGCGTACCTCTGGCAGAAATAGACCGATGTAAGGCAGAATTAAGAAAAGCCGAACAGGTATACAATAATGGCGAGGGAGTTATCACAGACGAAGAAGCAGACGCTATCGCATCTTCTTTCTTTCCCGGTATGGGAGTAACCAAGAAAGAAGAACTATCCCCTGAGGATGAAGCTTGGTTGGATGCAGTAGTAAGTAACTTCTAAAACATATTATCATGAGAACAGTAGAAGAGATTAAAGCGGAATTGAAGAAGAAACAGGAGTGTTTGGATGCACTCTACCTTCATCAAAGGACCAAAGGTGATAAATTGCCTAACGGTCAAAGTGCGTTTGATTATGCGTTGAGATATAGCCAGGAGATTAAACGCCTGAAAGCAGAGCAAAAACAAGCGGAAGCGTTGCCGGATGATGAAGTTATTGCTATTGCTAGAGGTGAAATTTATCAATCACCGGAAGAGAAGAAGCGGGAAGAAGCTTACCGTAAAAGAATCCGTGAAGAGTTAGGGATAGACACCCCGGAGGATAGAGACGACGTCCTGTCAAATGAAGAAGTAATTGCCATCGCTAAAGGTTGGTAAAATCAATGGTTGTTCCTGCCTGCGTAAATCAAAAATACCTTCATACGATTATCAGGCAGGGACGCCGTTTAAAATTCCTGTATATGGCAATATGTGATATATGCATCCATAAACGGAAAGTCTTAGATGAGTCTTTGGGCTGGGTTTGGAGATGTAAGGCTTACCGCTCGTTTATCATTCCCGAATGTCTACCAAGGTGGGACGTTATGGAAGCGGTGCGGAATGGCAAATGCGAGTTCTTCAACAAGCCTATAAGGTTCGATGTCAATGGTTTTGCATACGTATGTGCTGAAGAAGAACCTCCGCAACAACAAATCGATGAAGATGATGATTTTCCGGTAGTTTGTGACTGATGGACGATATAGCATTAAAATATTTGGCAGAATGGCGTAATGACTGGTGCGCTTTTGCATCTGACGTTCTACGGGCTAATCTGGACGAAGAACAGAAAGCCGTGTTGCGTTCGGTGCAAACAAACCCTATGACGGTCGTAGCGTCCGGCGTTGCACGCGGGAAAGATTATGTTTCCGCTTGTGCCGCCTTATGCTTCATGTATTTAACCCCGGAATGGGACGACGACGGAAATTTAATCCGCAATACAAAGATAGCAATGACTGCACCAACAGCTAGGCAGGTAGAGAATATTATGACTCCAGAAGTAAGAAGGCTAATGCGTAATGCAGGTATATTGCCGGGACGTCTGGTTGCAAATGATATTCGTACCGATTATGAAGAGTGGTACCTGACGGGGTTTAAATCAGATAACAATAATACGGAGGTCTGGTCCGGTTTTCATGCTGCAAACGTAATGTTCGTTGTTACAGAAGCGTCTGGTATTCCTGAAGTTATTTATAATGCCATAGAAGGAAACCTACAGGGAAACTCGCGCCTTTTGCTTGTATTCAATCCCAACATCACTACAGGTTATGCGGCAAACGCTATGAAATCGGATCGTTTCGCAAAATTCCGTCTTGATTCCCTGAATGCAACCAATGTGACGGCAAAAAGGGAGATTATCCCCGGACAAGTTAACTACGAATGGGTGGAGGACAAAGTTAAACACTGGTGTAACCCTATCACGAAAGAAGAATATAATGAGGGCGAGGGGGATTTTCTCTTTGAGAATAACTTATATCGTCCGAATGATCTGTTTCGCGTCAAAGTACGCGGAATGTTTCCGAAAGTATCTGAAGATGTGCTCATCCCCTATGAATGGATCGAGATTGCCAATAAACGTTGGCAGGAGAACCACCCGTATAGACCACGTAAATCTTGCAAACTAGGTGTCGACGTTGCCGGTATGGGACGCGATAACAGTGTATTTTGTCCCCGATATGGGAACTATGTTGCACAGTTCGACGTGTTCCAGTCGGCAGGCAAAGCAAGTCACATGCATGTAGCAGGCAAGGCACTTTCATACAGAAGGACGGATAGGGATATTATCTTTATCGACACTATCGGAGAAGGTGCGGGCGTGTATTCCCGTCTCATAGAGCAAGGGATAAGAGGCGTATTTTCCGTTAAGAACTCACAGGGAGCGAAAGGACTACATGATATAACGGGTGAATACAGCTTCGCCAATATGCGGGCTTATCTGTATTGGGCCTTGCGTGACTGGTTGGACCCTAAAAACAATTTCTTTGCCATGTTGCCACCGTGCGACCAATTTACAGAGGAAGCAACCGAAACACGCTGGAAATTCAGGAGTGACGGGAAAATAATCATTGAACCGAAGGAGGAGATAAAGAAGCGCATCAAGCGTTCACCCGATTACATGGATGCGCTTTCAGAGACATTTTACCCGTATTCATTCACGTATAAGGATGATGCGGAACTATTACAGGACTTTTTATAATTCTAAATTATGGCAAATTATATAAATATTGAATCCCTGATACTGGATGCGCTGACAGATGCACCGGTAGGATTTGAGATAAACAATAAAAGATATAGTATCTATCCCCCTACTTTGGGAAAGAAGCTACTTATTGATCAACTGAAAAGAAAGTTGTCAATCAATCCCGAATGTTCAAAAGCGGACCCACTAGAAGAAGCTTTGCGGGTATGCAATGAAAGCAAGGAAATCGTTTTGCGTATTCTTGCATATAGTACTCTACAGGGAAAAGAAAACGTTCTGAATGAAAAGAGGATAAAAGAACGCATTTCCGTTCTTTCCAATCTGGAACCGGACGAATTGGCGACATTATTGCTGACCACTATTTCAGACACCACCGTTTCCGATCTTATCAAGTATTTCGGTATCGACCGGGATAACGAAAACCGGCGGAAGATAGCCGAGGTGAAAAAAAGTAATAATACCGTTGCGTTCGGCGGACATTCCATTTGGGGCACATTGGTAGATTTTGCATGCGAGCGTTACGGATGGCCGTTTGATTATGTCATGTGGGAAATCAGTTATAACAATCTGTTAATGTTGTTCAATGATCGTTCGGATAGTGTCTACTTGACGGATGAAGAACGGAAGAAAGCACATCTGAAACAGGTCGGAACCGTTATCAACGCGGACGATCCGGCAAATATTGCCAAAATTAAAGCTATGCATTGGGATTAAATCACTAAAATATATTATTATGGCAGGATTAAAATTTACTTTCACAGGTGACAACCAAGACGTATTAAAGAAAATCAATCAGATACAGACAGAGTTAAAGAAGGTCTATAATAATCAAAAGAAAAAGATTGATCTAAGTGCAGGAGTTGATTTCTCATTACTAGGAGAGAATTTTAAACGCCTGGATCAACAGAGTCGGGAAGCGTTCGATAATATGTCAAAAGACGCCCAGAAATACGTAAAGGAGATACAGCAGAATATATTAAGCCTCCAGCAAGTAGAAAAGATGCAGGCGGGATTAAATTCACTGTATGAGGATGGGGATATTGACTTGAACGCATATATTCAGTCACAAGCCCGATTAACCGTTCTACATGAGGAACTGGCTAAGGGTATCAATGAAAGCCGGGCGGCACTCGAAGCCGAAACCACAACAACCAAGATTGCAGAAGATTCTATTGCCGGACTTCATGCAAAAGTGTTGATGTTGACGACTGACTACATGAATCTTTCCAAAGCCCAACGGGAAGGAACCGAAGGCGCGGCACTGCTGAAGAACCTACAGGAGACGCAGACGCAGATGGATAACGCTTCTTTGTCGATGAATAAGTATGCATCCGGGGCAAAAACCAGATTTGATGCTTTAGGATTCAGCATCACGCAGATCGCACGCGAATTACCATCTTTGGCAATGGGCCCGCAAATGTTCTTTCTGGCTATTTCTAACAATATTGGACCGTTTCAAGATGTTTTGGCGGCTGCGCGGAAAGAGTATCAGGATATGGTTAAAGCCGGACAAAAGGGGATTCCTGTATGGAAACAGTTGCTTTCATCTCTGAAAGGTAGCGGTCCTATTTTGGCGGTAGTTACTACGTTGTTTGTTACCTTTGGTGATGATATTATAAAGTGGGTCGGAACGCTGTTTAAGGCAAAAAAGGCGGTAGATGATTTAAAAGAATCCCAAAAGGTTTTCAGTGAAGCGTTGAATGAAGGATCAAAAAACGCTCAACAAGATATAACCCGATTGCAACTGCTATACAAAGCTGCCATAGATACAGCAAGAGGGCAGGAAGAAAGAAACAAAGCCGTAAAAGAACTCCAAAAAGAATACCCTGATTATTTCAAAAACCTAGATGCAGAAGCCATCAAAAACGGAACAGCACAACAAAGCTACGAGAATTTGGCCGCTTCCATTCTTAAGGCGGCACAAGCAAGGGCGGTAGAAAGCCGGATTGCTGAAAATAAAAGTAAAACGATAGACTTAGAAACACAAATAAATGAGGCATATAAAGGCTATGAAGAAGCCCAGAACAAATTAAAGGAATTAATTGCAGAAAGGGACAAAATAGACCGAGAAGCTATGCCTGATTTGTACGCATCCGCTCAAATGGGAATAGGTGCCCAGTTGGGAAGAATAAAGAGCATGGAAAATGAGGCGGCAGAATTGAGAACAGAATTATATCAACTTAACAAGCAAAGTCAAGAACTTGCAAATAGTGTTTCCGCCATTGATCTTACATTTAACGCAGGCGATGACAGCGATGAGGATACCGGTGCCGAAGACGTAAACGCCTACTCCGACCGGTTGCACCGTATTGCAGAGCTCCGAAGCAAAAGCAGCCGTGAACGTATCCGCCTAGAGGTGGAATTGGCCAACCAAGAAGAACAAGCCCGTATTGATGCAATGCAGGATGGGTTCGAGAAGGAGGAGAGACAGCGAAAGTTAAATAATAAAATGGAACTGGAGTCTATCGAAAGGCAGAGGCAGGACTATATTAATAAAGTGGTTGATATTCAAAGACAAATATTTGAAGCGGAAGAAGACGCCAAATTGTCAAAAGATAAGAGCTACAAAAAGCAGACGTTCAATCCTTCTTCCGTCTCTGTTGATACTTCTGTTTTTGATATAATTAAGAGTGAAACGTTAAAGAAGCAAACCAATGATCTAACGGAATACTATGACGATCTACTCTCCAAGTATCAAGACTATACAACAAAGCGATTGAATGCTGAAAAACGATTTAATAGAGATCGTGAAAAATTAGAGAAATCCGGTGCTTCTGACGCGCAACTGAATGAATTAGAATATCAGCGTACAGAGACGCTCAATTCCATAGATCAAGAATTTGCCATGCGTGAAGAGTCTTTCCAGTCGTGGGCCAATAGTATTGCAGATTTAAGCCTGAAAGAATTACAACGGTTATTGGCTGAAGCGGAACGGGAATTGGAGCGAACGGAATTTCTCACGCCTGGCAGTGAGGGATTAGCTACTCAACGGGCAAAAGTAAATGCACTAAAGCAGCAGATCGGCAAGGCTAATAAAAATACAACTTCCCCTGATAAACGTAGTGAAAAAGAGTGGAAATCTTTGTATAAAGTTCTTTCTAAGGTAGAAGAGGAATTTGACAAAATAGGAAATACCGTAGGAGGGACTGCGGGAGAAATCCTTTCTGCTGCCGGGAGTATAACGTCATCAACTTTACAAATGATTGATGGTATTACATTACTTGCCGAAAGTTCAGCAAAGGCAATGGAAGGAACCGCTAAAGCGGCATCTTCGGCCATTACAACAGTAGAAAAAGCATCTGTAGTTCTCGCTATTATCGGTGCGGCCTTGCAAGTTGCGACTAAAATAACAAGCTTATTTGATGATAGCGAAGCCCAACAAAAAAGATATGAAGAATATCAACGTCGACAGGAGGGCTACTGGCAGGCTATTAACTACCAAACCGAACGTTATCTGGAATTGCTGAAGGAAGCAGCAGCAAATGATTATTTTGAAATAGCCGGCAAATCATTGACCACACTTGAAGATGCAAGAAAAAAAGCTTATGAAGATATCATAAAATCTATGCCTGTTGGTGATGTTGACCATACAACATTAGGGCTTGTTCAACTGTTTAATCATGGAAAGTTTCTTGATTTTAGACAATATCCAGATGCTAAGGAAATATTTGATTTTATAAATGCTAATGGAGGATATGATTTAGATAATAAACTCATATCAGAGGAAGCAATATGGGCTATGAAAAATAATGCTGATATTTGGTCCAAATTGCCTGATTGGATGCAGCAAGCCATTGATAAGTTCGTAGAATTAAATGACCAAGCAAAGGATTTGGAAGAAACCTTAAATAAAGATTTGTTTCAGGCAACATCGCAGAGTATAGAAGAAGCCATCTTGGAAGGGTTGAAAGGTGGGAAAAGGGGAATAGCTGACTTTGGAGAAGACTTCGAAGAAATAATGCGTAACGCCTTGTTACAGTCATTTGTTATTGACCAGTTACGTGGTAAAGCACAAGAATTCTATAAAAAATATACTCTTTTGGCCGATAGTGATAATAATGGAAAGTTGGATTTAACAGCAGAAGAGATAAGCGACCTTAGAAAAGATTGGAATGATATTATAAGAGCTGCTACAGAAGAAGCAAAGAATATTGATGCTATTGTTGGTGGTTCTTCCTCTTCATCTCAGGAATCTTCCAAGAAAGGCTTTGGCACCGAAATGACACATGAG